GCTCTTTTAAAATTAGCTGCGGTTGGCGCGCCCTTGGCTCCTTTTTTTCTCATCTTTTCTTTCGAACCAGATTTAATTCTACGTTTTTTAGCTAAGATGTTTGCGTACAAGCCTGGGCGCTTTGCCATTATTTTTTAACCTTACCGCCACGTTTTAACATTGGCTTCTTCATCATGCCGCCGCCTCTTCTCATGACACGCTTTTTCATCGGCCGCACGCCGCCGCCCATGTTCTTTTTAACTCTTTTTTTAACTCTTTTTTTAACTCTTTTACGTTTTCCTGGCATAACTTTACCTCCTTTATTTTTTTTAATTACACCTCGTCCCATAAGGATATCTTTTTGTGTCACTTTACCATCACCTGATAAATCTGGGAAGCCACCATTTCGCAAAGCTTTTCTAATTTTGGATCTTTTGCCCATAAAATTAATTGGTTTTTTAATTCTTTGAGCAGGAACGTCGTCTATTCTGTTTGGTCTAGACGGTTTGTAGCCTTTCGTACTTGGTCTTCGTTGTGTGGTGACTCTTTTTGCGTCCACGGGTCCACTTTTTGCTTTACCAGATCTTCTTTGTTTACCTGTTTTTGGAACCGTTCTGCTCATGCTTTTTCCCATTTCTATATCTCCTATAAGACTTACGTTTTTTAACAGTGCCCTCGTAATAGTCTGAAGGCCAGTGCTGATAATATCCAGTTTTACGTAAGTTGTCACTAGCTTTTTCTAATTCATCAAAGTTTTGTATAAGCACCATCATAAACTCGTTCTTAGGTTCCCAGTCGTCTGTGTCTAAAAATTCCACTTCCTCTTCTTCTTCATCATCATAAGGGTGAGAGCACATTAAATATATGTCTTGAGGTACAAAAACAAGGTTGTAGGCGTGAATCATGGTGGCTAGTTCTTCAGGCTCCATTCTAATGTCATTACAACCCACAATAACAATTTGTATGTCAGGATCTCTGACCATTTCTACCCCTTTTAATATTTGTTCAATAAAACTATCGTGATTATGCACCTCTAGTATTCTGTAGGTTTTTTTCAACCTAGCTATACGTGCATACGGACAAACTGGGACATCCCCTAGATATTTGTTTTTTGGTTCTAGATATTTCTCAGACCACTCGAGAATATCATCTGATATAGTTTTCATACCTCATCTAATTGCACATATCTGTTCTCACAAAAAAATGCAAAAGTCTTTAATTTCTTTCCTTCTTTTTCTCTATGTTTTTTAAACAAAGTATCAATCATGTCCACTTTGTTGTCCCAAGTATAATTCATGCACTCAATTTTACTGTCAAAGGATTTTATAGTATAGTCTGTAATAACAGGTTGTGGCACATCGTGATACACCAACATCGCTGAAATTATCCAAATCATTTTTTCTTGAAAATATCAACGCCCTTGAGTCCGTATATGGATGCCACGACCCCGACAAAAAGCGTCTGGTACCAGAAAGGGAGATTATTAAACTGCTCAAAGAACATGTGCAGTTTTTGTTGTATGTTTGGATCTTCACTAAAGACACTCCATATCAATAAAATCACTGGAGCACTTACGAGGATCAAAACGAACTCATCTTTCCATCCCTTGTCGTTTGATTGCCTTACAGCTGCTTGATACTCAATTTCGCCATTTGCCATTTTCTGTGCATGCAACATAGCTGCATCTGACTCCAGCATTTTACGCTGCTGTCTGTTTTTCATTATGTGTGTACCAGCACCAATTGCTAATTTGACGACATCTAGTATCATAAATTATCCTCTTTCCATTTTTGAACATCAAATGAAGGGCACTCTTTTTCACTTATTTCGTTGTGACCTATAATCTTTGCATCTGGATATTCAACTTTTAATTGTTTAATTAAATCTAATAAAGTGGTCCACTGCTTATCAGTAAAATTATTTTCCGCAGAATTATCTTCAGCCATTCCGCCCACCATACACACACCAACACTTTTAGAATTATATCCCGCTGCGTGTGCGCCAGAATCCCTAATATCACGACCATCTTCTATTTCTCCGTTTCTTCTAATGACTTTGTGATATCCGATATCACGCCATCCTCTTTCATTCACATGCCAATCTCTAATTTTTTCCGAGCCAATGTCCATGCTCGGCTTTGTAGCCGAGCAATGAACAACAATATAATCTGTTTTAGCTCGTGGTTGCATTACATCACCAACGCGATAACTACAATGACGATAACTGCTGCAAGAGCTATTTTCTTTTTCTTGTCTAACGCCATTATCCAGTCTTTAGCTGCTTTTAGTTTATCCATATAACCTCCTGGTTAATAGTTATTAAAATAAGAACGACCTGGAACAGCACTAAATCCTGCCCTGTCTCTGTCTTCTTGTCGAGCTCTTTCAAACTCCTCGTCGTACACCGCCTTTAACAAAGGCACTTTTTCAGGTGCTTTTTTCATCGCTAGATAATAAGCCATTCCAGCTGTCAAACAAGGTAAAAATCTAAAAGGAACGTTTGCGTTGTTTGATGGCACGTCAATGTCATCTAATCTCTTTAAAAAATAATACCTTACCGTGTACGTAGATAAATCAGGAGTAGGATACAAAAATAGAGTAGGTGTCGTAGTTCTTTCAAAATAGAACTGAGATGGTTTTCCCTCAGAACTTTTGTTAGGAAGCATGTGATAGTCAGCCCTACTAATCCTTGTAAGCGTTGTGTCCACGCTGTTAGAGTCTCTCAAAGAAACTTCTAAAACATCTATGATATTAGTATCTAAACTATAATCTGGATCACTAGCAGTTGTAGATTGTGTGCCAAGTGTTACCGTCCATAAATTTAATCCTCTGTTTGCCCATTCTGACATTAAAAGATTCATGCTACGCACAGCTGTGCGTAAGTCTTTTCCATTTATTTCTTGTAGTCCACACCTTTCATAGGCCTCTTGAATTACTTCCGCAGCCTCTAAATTAAAATCTGTAGAACTAGAAATAGCCATTTATCGCTCCCTAGTTATAATAAGCTACCACAAAGTCGCAATTTGTTACATCAACAAAAGCCGCAGTTTCAAATCTTACACCGTCACCATCAAAGTTTACGACCAACGCTTCTCCGTCAGCTGTTCCAAACTTGTGATGAATTTTAATTACGCCTGCGGCCGAAGTATTGTCATAAATTTTTACTTCAGCGTTTGCAGCGCTTGCTTGCGCTTGTAGTGTTTTAATTCTAACGGGTCCAAGATTGGTGGCTGAACCACCAATAAAACCTTGTAGTCTACCGTCTGCCGTTAATGCCACGGATGCTTTTACATCACTCATAAATTAGTCTCCTAAATTGTGGGGCCGAAGCCCCACATTAATTTTTTATTGGTCTGCAAATGCAGGTACGTCTGCACCTTCTGCGTAACCCCAAATGTAGTAATTGGTACTGTCTTTAGCAACAATATTAATCTCAAACAAACCACTGTCTGTAAGAGTTAAACTAGAGTTAGAGTTTCCGTCAGC